TCTTGATCAAGCTCCTCCTCATCATCTTCCCGCACCTGCTGGACAAATTGGTCTTGGCGCTTGGGATTATGGTCTTCAGGATAATATAAGATTAAGATTACGTGGAGTAACACATATTGATGGTTCCTATCCTATTGTAAATTATGGAAATGGTCTTTGGCCTTTTCAGCCAAATTATATTGATGTACTAACAGAAGCACAGCTTCACCATGGAACTTATCCACATTTTGGATATAAAATGCCAAAATATTATGATCAGAATTTTTGGGTTCTTTCTGCTTCGGATGCATATATGAAAATAACAGTTGATAAAAACAGGTCAATACGTCATTGTAATTCTGATCCAAATCCATCACTTGCTACTACTACTAGTGGTACAGGAGGGCCACTTACTAATCCTCAAAGAAAGTGGTTTGAAAGTATAGATACTGGTCCTAATACTGTTATTGACAAAATGAATGTAATGTGCTTACCTTGTTTTAAATATAAAGTAGGTTTATCTCCAGGTGGTGGTATAGGTGGTACACAATGGGCAACAGGAAATATAGGTACACGATGCTGTGTTGAAAGTTCTACAATAAGAGGTACAATTATGACATCAGGTGGTATAAGTGGTCCACTTACAGCAGGAGCCACGGCAATGCCTTGTGGACCTTGGCATGAGAATCCACACTATCATTTTTCACTTCAAAGTCATTGGTTACATCCTTGGCCAGCTAGTCATAAACAGATGATAACTAATGCTACTTGGTATCAAGATTTAGCTACTGGATATTCACAATGTAGAACTAGTGTTCCTTGTATGCAATAAAAAATATAAATGGCTAAAAAAAATAAATACGATTTAGAATATTTATATATGTCTTATAAAAAACATTATAAAAAAGCTAATATGGAAAAAGCTAAAGTGTATAATGATTTAGCTCAAAGGATACATAATGTTAATTTAGATACTGTCTATCATGATAAACTTGCTAAAAGGGAAGAGAAGTACGGTGTTTTTGGAATAGGTAAATATAAAACAATTAAGTATGGCTAAGATAAAATTTGATCCTCAGAAATATAGACTTATTTCAAATAATGGTCATCCTGATATAAATGCAGATTCAATATATTATCAAGAGTATTGGGCTAGAGAGACAGATAGATGTATTAATGGATTTAAGCCAAAAGGAATGAAAAAAATTTCTGGTAAATATTATTTCTATTTAAACTATTATATGATACTTGGTAATGACGGAACAAAAGGAAATCGTAAGACATTAATACATCCTTGGTATAGACAAATGGATCATGAATATTTTGACACATTTGAACAATGTAAAGAAGATGGTAAGGGAATGATTGTTATTAAAGCAAGGGATAAAGGATTCTCTTATATGAATTCTGGTATGGTAGCTCATGAGTTTACTTTCTTTCCTCATAATGATGTAGGTATTGCGGCTGGATTACAAGCTACAGCTGATGCATTTTTTGATAAAACTAAAAAGGGATTAAATGCTTTACATAATAATTTTAAACATAGTATATTAAGAGACACTGATGGTCTTAGACGTAGTGGATATAAACAGAAAAATAAAGATGGTAAATGGGAAATAGGTGGTTATCAATCTACTATTATTTGCAGAACAATGGATAATCCAGAAGTATTTAAGGGAGAAAGGGTTGCTATTATGGTATTTGAAGAGGCTGGAGAGTTTAAACATCTTAAAAAAGCATATATGTCTTCTAAAGCTTGTTTTATGGATGGTGATATTCAATTTGGTGTTCCTATTGTTGGTGGAACTGGTGGCGATATTACAAGAGCTTCTAAAGATTTTATGGATATGTATTATAGTTCTGATGCTTATAATTTAGTTCCAATGTTTATTCCTGCTAATAGAGCTTATTATGGATTTTTTGATATTAAAACAGGAGAAGAAAAGCCAGAACAAGCAAAAGAAAAATTAACAATTGAAAGAGAAAATATACAAAGATCTGGAGATAATGAAGCATATAATCTGCATCTTCAAAACTATCCTTTAACTATAGAAGAAGCGTTTTTAAATACACATTCAGCTCGTTTTGATATAGCTCTTATTAATGCACAAAGATCAAGAATATTATCAAGCAAAGATAACCGAAGTCAAATACAAAAAGGTTATTTAGATTGGGTGTTAGGTGACGAAGATTTTAAGGTTTCTTGGAGGCCAGATCCTTATGGGCCTTATAAAATATTAGCCCATCCAGAGATGGAATATGAAAATTTAGATATTGGGGGTATTGATTCTTATGATCAAGATCAAGCTGGTGCCTCAGATTCTTTGGGTAGTGCGATAATTTATCGTAGATTTGCAAATACTGATATGACAAGCGATTATGTAGTTGCTGAATACACTGATCGTCCTAGGAAAAAAGAAGACTTTTGGGATGGATGTTTAAAATTAGCAGTATATTATAATTCAAGAATGTTAGTAGAATATACAAAAATTGGCATATTGGATTATTTTAAAAGAATGAATGGGTTAAAATATCTGAAAGAAAAACCAGAATCTGCACATAATCCTGGGACAAAAACTAGAAATAGATATGGTGTGCATATGAATAAGCAAGTTAAATCTTTATTAGAAGATTTGATAGATGATTATTTAAGAGAGAGCGTACAAGATATTTGGTTTATAGAGTTAATTGATGAGTTAGCTAATTATGGATTGCAAAACACTGACCGTGCTATGGCCTTTGGTCTTTGCTTGATTCATAATATAGATAATTATAGAATACAAGCTGGAATTAAAGAAGAGAAAAAAGATTTAGGATTTAAATATTATAAAATGGGATATAAGGGTATTCCTATAGCAATAAATTAAAATAATGGAAAATAAATATAAATCAATGCCTTCAATGGTAGTTTCTGAAAAAGAAAAAAATGATGAGTGGTGTGAGCAAGTATTAAACTCTATAACTGGATATATGGCCTCTGGAGATAGTACATATAATTCTAGCAAATTAAAAGATATAAGAAATTATCAGATTTATAATGGAGAGCTTAATCAAGCAGATTATACCTATTTGACAGAACAGTATGGATTGACATATCCTGCAAGACTTGTAAATTATCCTATCATCACTCCTAAAATAGATTTACTTGTAGGAGAAGAATTAAGAAGACCTATAGATATGAAGGTTTCAACTGTTAATAAAGAAGCTGTAGTAAGAAAACATGATTATAAAGTTACCTTAATGATGAGAGAGCTTTTAGATGAATTCCATCAAGAGTTTAAAGAAAGAGAAGGTGTTGATATAATAGAACAAGGACAAGGTATTCCTGTACCTGAAGACATAGAATTATATATGAAATATAATTATCGTGAGATGATTGAAGAAACTGCACAAGATGGTTTAGAGTATATTGTTAATAGATATAATGTAAAAGATGCATTTAAAGAAGGGTTTAGGGATCTTCTTATAACAGGAAAAGAATTTTTTAAAGTAGAAATAGCTAATGGAGATCCTTATGTAAGAAGAGTTGATCCTAGAACTATTGTATATGATTATTCTGTTCATTCAGATTATTTAGATGACGCTTCTTGGGTGGGTGAAGAAAGATGGCTTACTATTAATGAAATAAATGATATATATAAAGACTTTCTTACTAAAGATGATTTATTAGAATTAGATAATATGAGGAATTTATATAAAGGAGGAGATTTAGATTTATATAATTCTCATTTTGAATGGGTGGATACTGGTCATGGTAGAGAAACTAAAATTCGTGTGGTAAGTGCTGAGTGGAAATCACTAAGAGCTATAAAGTTTAAGTTATCAGATAATAAATACAGTCCAAGTAGACCATTTAGAAAAATGGTAAAAGACACATATAAGGCTAGAAAAGGAGAAGATATTCAAACAAAATGGGTGGATGATGTTTGGGAAGCAACAAAAATAGGAGGGAAAATATTGGTAAAAGCACAAAGGAGAGATAATCAAGTAAGAAGTATTGATGATCCTGGTAAAACTATTTTGTCTTATATAGGTTGTATAAAAGGTAATACAACTGGATCTTCCGTTTCTTTAGTGGATCTTTTAGATAATATTCAAATGCTTTATAATATTGTTATATATCAAATAGAACTTGCTATGGCTCGTTCTGGCGGTAAAGCAGTGGTTTATGATGTATCTCAGCTTCCAACTAATTTAGGTATGGATATTCAGACTGTTTTATATCATTTAAAAACAGATGGTATTATTCCAATTAATTCTAAAGATGAAGGTAATCAAGTGAGTACTTTTAATCAATTCCAGCAAATTGACTTTACTTTATCTCAGTCTGTACAGCAATATATTAATCTAAAGGTGATGTTAGAAGAAATGGCAGGTAGTATATCTGGAGTTACAAGACAAAGAGAAGGAGCTGTAGAGCAATATGAATATGTTGGAAATGTACAAAGAAGTGTAATGCAATCTTCAACAATTACAGAAAGTTGGTTTTATTCTCATGCAGAAGTTAAACAAAGAGTATTAGAAAGTTTGTGTAATTTAATGAAAATAGCTTGGTCGGGAGGAAAAAAAGCAGGTATGATATTAGGAGATGGAGCATATAAATTTTTAAATGCTATGCCAGATATTGCATTACACTTCTTTGTACATTTCCAACATATTCATATTGCTCTACAGCTCCTTCTCTTTGTCTTGTAACTCCAGATATACTAC